AAATTATTTGAGAACATAATTAGGAGGAATTATATAATGGGAAATGTATTTTTTACTAGCGACACTCATTTTGGTCATGACCGAGATTTTGTATGGGGTGTTCGCGGTTTTAAAAATGTAGATGAAATGAATAAAGAAATTGTAAAGAGATGGAACTCTGTTGTTAAAGAGGAAGATACTGTTTATTTACTTGGTGATGTAATGCTTGGTAATAATGATGAAAGTATTAAATATTTAAAACAGCTTAATGGTCTTATTTATATTGCTCTTGGTAATCATGATACTAGTGCTCGTGCTAAAATGTATGCAGAATGTCATAATGTTGTGGATGTTCAAATGTGTTATCGAATTAAAGCAGGAAAGAAACAGGTTATTTTATCTCATTATCCAACAGTAACTGCAAATGGAGAAGATACTAAAGTGTTAAATTTTTATGGTCACACTCATCAAAAAGATAACTTCTTTGAGAAAAGACCTTATATGTATCATGTGGGTATGGATTCTCATGATTGCTATCCAGTTAAAATGGAAGATATTTTAAATGAAATTTCAAAAGGAGAAAATAAATAATGAAAGATGATGCTTTAGGCTGTTTTGGAGCAGTTGTATTATTATTATTACTCTTAATCTTTTCACCATTTATCTGTTTCTGTGGAGGATGGGTTACAGGATTATTAATTCAATGGATTTTTGCTGATACTTTTTTAAAAGGATTAGCTTTATTAGGAATTATAATTACAAAAAGTCAAATTCCTTTATTCTGTGGTATTTTAGGAGTAATTGGAAGTTTCTTTAAAAGCTCTATCAAAACCAGCTCAAATAAATAAATAATATACTGACCCGCGTAGGCGGGTCTTTTTATTGTCTTTTTCTAAAAAATATGTTATAATAATGTTAAGAAATGGGTAATTACCTTTAATTTATTTAATTGTTTTTTTAAATATATTTGACAATAAAGTTGAAAGGAAATAATTGCCTATGAAAAATTTTATAAAAGGTATATTATTTATATCTTTAATTGTACCAATACTAAGCGGTATTGTATCTATTTTAAATCAATTGGTTGAATATATATGTATATGTTTGGCGGTTAAAACTGCCAAGAAACAGGCTGAAGCGAAACCTGAAGAAGAAGTTCATACTCATGCTATTGGATTTAGAATACCTACAGATGAAGACTGCGAAGAAGAAGGAGACTGGTAATTATATGTATATATTTTATGATACTTGCGCTCTATTAGATAAACTACATAGAGTTTTTGATAATAATTTCTTAATTAGTAATGTTACATTAAGAGAATTAGAAAACATAAAAACTTCTGCAAATAAAGACCCAGAAGTTAAATTTAAAGCAAGAAGATTAATTCATTTATTAGATGAAAATGAAGAAAAATATACTATTGTTAATTATGATAAAGATTGGGATGAAGAACTTAAAAATCATTCAATACTACCTAATACTGATGATAGTAAAATTATTTTAACAGCTTTTCATTCTATGAAACAATATCCTGATTTAATATTCGCTACTGCAGATATATACTGTAAACAATTAGCTAAATCAATTGGATTAAAAGTAAATTATCTTTCTAATATACAAGATAAATATTGTGGATATAAAGAAATTACTTTTTCAACAGATGAAGAATTGGCTTTGATTTATGAACATTTATATGATAAAGAATATAAATGGGAAATGCTAATTAATCAATATTTACTAATTAAAAATAAGCAATCAAGAGAAATAATTGATAAATATAAATATACAGCAAATGGTTTTGTTAAAGTTCCTTTTAATTGTTTTGAAAGTAAAATGTTTGGAAAAATAAAACCAAAAGACATTTATCAATCATTAGCTATGGATAGTTTTGTTTCTAATACAATTACTATGATTCGCGGATGTGCCGGTACTGGAAAATCATATCTAGCTTTAGGATATTTATTCTCTCAACTTGAAAGAGGAAAAATAAGTAAAATTATTATTTTCTGTAATACCGTAGCAACTTCTGGGTCAGCTAAATTAGGGTCAATAATGGGATAAGGCTCTAGTAAAACCATGTGAACTGCTGGAACATCCTTAGAGCTTTCTAAACTACAACATAAGTATGAAATAAAACTAAGTGTGAAAGTTTGAAAATTAGAAAGATTGGACAATCAGCAACCAAGCTCTGAAAAGGAGAAGGCTCATCGACTATCGAAAGCACATATTATTAAATATGGAAGTTAGTAGAGTAGAGATAAAATATCTCGAAGCGCATGGATTTTAAACTGAAAAATTTTGGATAAAACATGAAAAATTTATTAAAATATTTTTGAAAAAAACAGTTTAAAATAAGATATAGTCAGTTTTATAATGAAAGTTATAATGGTAAATGTTTATCCTGGTAGCCGCACAGAAAAATTACTTGATTCTCAAATTGGTAATTTCTTATCAAGTAAAATTGGAGATAGAATTGAAGTAGAAAAACTTATTTCAGAAGGTAAAATAGAACTTCTTCCAATGTCTGATATTCGTGGATATGATACAACAGGATTAAATGCTGGTATTTATATTACAGAAGCACAGAATTTAGATATTGAATTAATGAGACTTGCTCTTCAAAGAATTGGAGAAGATTCAATCTGTATTCTTGATGGAGATTCAGAAACCCAAGTTGATTTATCTATTTATGCGGGTAATAATAATGGTATGAGACGAGTTTCAGAAATCTTTAAAGGAGACCCTATCTATGGAGAAGTAACTTTAAAAACTATTCATAGAAGTCATATAGCCACTCTTGCCCAAAAAATGTAATATTTAACGGTTCGGGCGGTTATCAGTCGCAATTCAAAAATAAAAATGCTTTTGGAAATTTTTAAACCAAATTTTCGTTTATAAGAACTCATGTTAGAAATAACATGAGTTCTTTTTATATACATTTCACTTAAAAGGAAGGAGAGTGTATTATAAATGATATTAGATGAGAAAGACATTATAAGAGAGGAAAAGTTGTGGGCTAAGCAAAAAGGTTTAATTGAGAGAAAGCAAAAAATTGCAAAAGAAAAAAGAGAATTAAGACCTAAACTTTTTACTACAACTAAATTATTAATCTTTTTCTTGTTTGTAAATTGCACTATTATTGAAATTTTTACTGGTTGGGCAACAATTCAAAGTTTAAACAATTCTTTAATTACAGGTCAATATGCAGACTTTTCACCTTTAATTGCACTTATTGGTGCTGTTGTTGGTGAGGTTATGGGATTTGCCATCTATGCAGTAAAATCAACAAAAGAAAATACTGCTGGCGGAATTATATACGACCAGGCAATGAATAATCGTCATGATATTACACAGGATATTTTAAACAATTATTCAAACAATAGAGACAATAGTGACGGAACTGTTGGTTAATAAAACAAGGAGGAAATATATCTATGGCTGAATTTTTAATGAATTATTGGTGGCTTTTAATTTTAATCATCGCAGCTGTTTCTGTTGGCGGATACTTTTTATATACTTTTATAAAAATGCCTTCTACAGCTCAATTAACAAAAGTAAAAGAATGGTTATTGTATGCAGTAACCGCAGCTGAAAAAGAATTAGGTGGCGGAACTGGACAGATTAAACTTCGTTATGTATATGATATGTTTATTGCTAAATTTCCTTATTTAGCTAAAACAGTGTCTTTTGAAGCTTTTAGTTTTTTAGTAGATGAAGTATTAGATAAGTTTAGAGATATGTTAGATAATAATAATAATCTTCAAATTTATGTAAAAGGAGAGGAATAATGACTAAAGAGCAGTTTATTGAAAAAATAGCATCACTTGTTAAAAAATACGCTGATTCTTATGATATTAAAGTTATTAGTCCGATTATAGCACAGGCGTGCTTAGAAAGTGCATATGGAACAAGTGAATTGGCTACTAATGCACATAATTATTTTGGTTTGAAATATAGACCAAATAGATGCCCATCTGCTTGTGGAATTTACCATAAAATAGGTAGTGAACAAAATGCAGATGGTAGTTATACATCTTCTGCTATGCAGTGGATGAAATTTGAAAGTATGGAAAAAGGTATAATTGGTTATTTTGATTTTATTAATATTTCTAATTATGCTAATCTTAAAAATGTAACTAATCCAAAAATTTATTTAGAAAATATTAAAAAAGATGGATATGCAACTTCATTAAAATATGTAGATAATCTTATGAATGTTATTAATAAATGGGATTTAACTAAATATGATGAAGATGCAACAACAAAAGGAGATGTTCAAATGGGATATACAAATAGTTCACTCGTAAATTGCGTTGTAAAAAGTCCAAATCATTCAGGCAAAAGAACTCATAGAATTGATAGGATTACACCTCACTGTGTAGTTGGACAATTATCTGCAGAAAGTATTGGAGGATGTTTTACAAGTTCTTCAAGACAAGCAAGTTGTAACTATGGAATTGGTAAAGATGGTAGAGTTTGCTTAATTGTTGATGAAGCCAATAGAAGTTGGTGTACATCTTCAAGTGCAAATGACCAAAGAGCTATCACTATTGAGGTAGCATCTGATAAAACACATCCTTATGCTTTTACTAACGAAGCTTATGAAAAATTAGTAGAATTATGTACTGATATTTGTAGACGTAATGGAATCAAAAAGTTATTATGGCTTGGAACAAAAGAAAAATCTTTAGCATATGAACCTAAAGATGATGAGGCTATTTTAACTGCTCATAGATGGTTTGCAAATAAATCTTGTCCTGGGGATTGGATGTATGCAAGAGAAGGAGACTTAGCTAATAGAGTAACTGCAGCATTGGGCGGAAATGTAGTTTCAACACCCGCACCATCGACACCTGCCGCAACTTCTTATAGAATAAAAATAACTGCTAATGCACTTAATATTAGAAAAGGTCCTGGTACTAAATATGGTACCAATGGAGTTATTAGAGATAGAGGAATTTACACTATTATAGAAGAAAATAATGGATGGGGTAAATTAAAATCTGGAGCTGGATGGATTTCTTTAAGCTATGCTCAAAAGCTTTAATAATATAGACTGAGTAATGAAAATTACTCAGTCTATTTTTTTTGTCTAATTTTAACTACTTTTTAGTTAAGGGGTTTGACTTTCTTCAAAAAATATATTATAATATAAATATAGAGGCAATCAATAAAGTTCTCTAATAGCAAATACTTAGAAAGGAAGATAAATTTTGATAAAAAGAATTGGACATAATACGGAAGTTGAAGTCTCCATTATTCCCAAATTAAAAGAGTGTAATTCTATTACATTATGCCCTGGAGATACATTATTAGTTCATGTTGACCATGAACAATGGGATATGAATGCAGCTCAAGAATTTTATGAATTATTTTCGCAGGCTTTTCCTAATAATAATGTAATGGTAACTTTTAAAGGAATAGATATAGGAGTGATAAAAGAACAATGAAAGTAAAAAATATATTTAAACATTTTAAATTAGTATGTACTCATAAATATTATGTATATCAAAATTGCGTAAAAGCAGGATTAATATGGCGAGGTATTAAACATGATATGTCTAAATTCTCTCCAACAGAATTTTTTGAATCTGTAAAATATTTTGATGGTAGCCGTAGTCCTATTGATGTATGTAAAGAAGCTAATGGATATTCAAAAGCATGGATGCATCACAAAGGTCGCAATACTCATCATTATGAATATTGGCAAGATAACTTTGATAATGGCGGACAGTCACTAGAAATGCCATATGAAGATGCTCTTGAATTAATTTGTGATTATTTAGGAGCAGGTAAAGCGTATATGAAAGATAATTTTACCTATGATAGTGAATATGATTGGTGGTTAAATAAAGCCTCTAAACCATTAGCAATGCATCCTCATACTAAAAATTTTATAAATACTATGCTATCAGTTATGAAACAAGAGAAAAATAATGATGTATTAAAATATTCTCGTTCATATAATATTTACCTTGTCTGTTATGAGAAAGGAATTAAAAGATGATAAATATTTATGTAGATGGAGCTTGTAAAGGCAATCCTGGTCCTGGCGGTTTTGGAGTAGTTATTTTAGAAGATGAGTATATTCAAAACTTTGGCGGGCAGCCGCAGAAAACAGATAAAAAGCATATTGCTTACGCTTATAGTGAACAATGTAAACAAACTACAAATAATAGAGAAGAATTAAAAGCAATTATTCATGCTTTTGAATTAGCTCAAAAAACTTTTCCAAATGAAACTTGTATTATACATTCTGATTCTTCATATAGTGTAAATACTTGTAATAATTGGATATTTAATTGGGCAAGAAATAATTGGAAAAATAGTAAAAAACAAACTGTAGAAAATTTAGATTTAATGAAAATCCTCTATAATTATCTTAGCATGGATTTTTTTAATTGTCAAGTTGTTTGTGTGCCTGGTCATCAAAATATTCTTGGTAATGAACTTGCAGATGCATTGGCTACGGGCAATATTGTAAAGTTCCAAAAATTAATGGACAAAAATAATTTATCTAAATAGAATATTTTTTACTTATATATAAGGAGGTAAAAAATATGGGATATATTTATAAAATAACTAATAAAATAAATAATAAGGTTTATATAGGAAAAACAGAAGGAGATATTGCTTTAAGATGGCAACAACATATTTATAATATGTCTAATGGAATTGAATATCATCTTTATAATGCAATGCGAAAATATGGTTTAGAAAATTTTTCTTTTGAAATATTGGAAAATAATTTAAAAAAAGAAGAGTTATCTCAAAAAGAAATTGAATATATTAAATCATATAATTCTTTAAAAAATGGATATAATATGACTATAGGCGGAGAAGGTGTTACTAAATATTCACATGAAGATATTAAAAATAAATATTTAGAATGTCAAAATTTAGAAGAAACATCTTTATATTTTAACTGTAGTGTTGCAACAGTAAGAAGAATTTTAAAAGAGTATAATTTATATACAAATTTTAATAATACAGATTTTGCTAAAAAAGTTTTTCAATTTGATTTATATAAAGATATATTATTAAATGAATATAATTCTTTAGGTGAAGCTGCACGAGCATTAAATAAAAACAACATTAATGCAATAAGATTAGCTTGTAATCAAGAAATAAGTCAAGCTTATGGTTTTAGGTGGTCTTATAGTAATGATATAAATAGTTTACAAAAAGCCAAAAGTGGCAAAATAAAACAAGTTATTCAATTAGATAAACAAACTAATGAAATAATAAAAATTTATGAATCTGCAAAGGCAGCTTCAATAGAATTAAAATGTGATGCCTCTTCAATTCAAAAAGTTTGCAGAGGAGAAAGAAAAACCTGTGCAGGATATAAATGGCAATATAGTAAAAATTAAATTACTAATAACAATTTGAAAAAATAAAAAATATATGTTATAATATTTATATAATGAAAATTTAAGGAGAATTTTGATGAATAAATTATATGATGAAAAATCAATAGAATCACTATCTCCATTGGAATTTACGAGACTTCGTCCTGGAGTATATGCGGGTGATACAACATATTCAACTCAGTTGCTTATTGAAATTGTATCTAATGCTGTAGATGAGTTTCGTTTAGGGCATGGTAATACTATTGAAGTCAATATTAATAAAGACATAGTTTCAGTTAAAGATTATGGTCAAGGTTTTATCCCTAATAGTTTTAGAGAAGATGGAAAAACAATTCTTGAAGCTGCTTTTAGTGTTCTTAATACAAGTGGTAAATATCGTGAAGATGGCACTTATGAAGGAACTTCTTTAGGTAGTTTTGGTATTGGTAGATAAAACTGCCTGTTATACCTTTTCCAGTAATCACTGGGGTACATACACTCCAAACAAATGGTGTATGTGCTAACGGGGAACCCTAAGTGGAAACATAAGGGAATCCCGTGGCAAGTTTGATTAGTCTTATTAGGAATTATTTTCGTATTAAATATCAAGATAGAAAGGTTGGTATTTTTTATGAAACATATAAAAATGCAAGGTTGCTCGGTTAATTGTGGCATTATTTATAAACAAATAAATGAAAACTATCCTATAAGATAATCAAAAAGCTGTATCGACTATCCTCGAATCGGAGGAGTAGGGGTGCTATTGATACGCACTTCGAAATGGGTATTCTTATTATAAGAAATATATATTTTATAATAGGTAAGATATAGTCAGGGCTTATGGAAACATAAGAATAACCGAGTAAAATTACGACCTATCTTTCTCATTGGTTAGTAGTTGAAACTCATAGAGATAAAAAATATGAAAAAATAGTTTTTGAAGAAGGCGTTTTTGCAAATAGAGCTACTGGATCATGGGAAAAAGAAAATGGAACAGTTGTAAGTTGGAAACCAAGTGAAGAATTTTTTACAAATACAGAAGTAGAAATTTCAAAAGTAGAAAATCTTTTTAAAACTATTTCTTGCTTATGTCCAGGTTTAAAAATTATTTTAACTATAAATGATAAGGAAAAAATATTTGAATCTAAACATGGTTTACATGATTTAGCAGATGAGGCGGTTGGTGGTAAAGAAATTATCAATAATCGTTTTAGTATGAATATGATTGATGGAAAAAATAAAATGGATATGATTTTAACTTATACATCTAATTATTCATCTACTTTAGTTCCTTATGTTAATACAGGTTTAACAGAAAAAGGT